GTTGCAATTGGATTGGATGCCACAAAGTTCGACATGCACGTCTCCCCAGCCGTATTGGCTTGGGAGCACACCATTTACACCTCCATTTTTGCTGGTGATGCACACATCAAGGAGCTCCTCTCTTGGCAGATGAACAATGTTGGGAGGGGATACTGTGGCGACGGAAGCCTCAAGTACCGCGTTCGAGGAAAAAGGTTCAGTGGAGATATGAATACCGCTCTTGGCAATTGCATTATTATGTGTGCCATGGTGTGGTCGTACCTGCGGGAGCGCGGGGTCAGTGGTAAGTTAGTCAACAACGGTGATGACTGTGTCGTGTTCATTGAGCGACGAGATCTTAACCGTTTCCAGCAAGGGCTGACTGCTTGGTTTTTGGATTTAGGATTCAGGATGGTCTGCGAGGACCCTGTTGACTGTATCAATCAAGTTGAATTCTGCCAAATGCGTCCCATCCGTACCGTGAACGGGTGGACCATGGTCAGAAACATACCGCATTCAATCGCCAAGGACCGTTTGTGCCTTCTACCCATACGCAACGGAACCGAGCTACGTGAGTGGCTTGGAGCGGTGGGTGAGTGTGGCGGTAGCATCACCCGAGGTGTGCCCGTCATGCAAAGTTTCTATAAGTCGTATGTTAGGAATGGAACCAAACGATCGAAGTTTGGGGAAGCGCTGTACAGAAATAGCGGCACCAAGATGTTGGTTGTTGGGATGCATGACCAGGAGGAGGTCATCACACCCGAAGCAAGGTACCAGTGCTGGCTGGCTTGGGGTATCCTCCCCGACCACCAGGTAGAGGTCGAGAAATACTACGACTCTCTCTCCATTGAGTATGATCAACGAATTATCGATGATTATACCTTGGAGCAAAGCCCGCACCTATTGAGTTCTTTACTCTAGCCAACATGACCCGAAAGAACCGACAACCTAAGAAAACGAACAGTGACGCAGCACGGAACCAGACCATGCTACGTCGGAATCCTGTACCATCCCGCTTGCCGAAAATGCGGGGTGTAACACCGCTGCCACGGAACTTCCCCGTGTTTGCGGATTGCTTGCCAATGCGATTGAGAGGCACCCTCTCGATCCCGAACTCAGTGTCTAGCAGTAATCCTGTTACGACTGTGGCCATCGCACCCATCAATATAGGCGCGATTGACTACTACGGC